GGTCAAGAGCGCGTTCATTCAATAGGTCTGTATGGGCTTCTGCAAGCAGACTTAATTCCAACTGTAAGTACAGAAGTAGTAAAAAATTATACGGAGGATGACGGTGACTACAATGACCCCGATACTTAATCTGCAAAACATTCCGTTTATTGCAGATGTTATCGCGCCTATGCTACCTTGGCCGACTCACATAGTTGAGTTGGCCGACAAGATGGCAGAAGTAAACAAGGACTTTGACAAAGAAAAGTTCCTTAAACGTGCAATCAAAAACTGGGAGAACCAATATGTCCCGCCAGCAATCGATGACTCCATACCTTACTGACGAGTTAGAAACTTGCAACCAATGCTTGGGTGATGGATACCTCATAGTATCAAACCCAGTACCAATGTCGTTCAGTGTAGCCAGTGGTTACATTGACACGACTTTACTTGAATGTCGTAACTGTGCTGGCACAGGCGGCGTTCCTAAACAGGAGAACTACAATGAATAGTGACATTTTAATGCTTATAAACAAGCACTTAGAAGTAATGGTTTCAGCCGAAGTGCAAAAACAATTAGTTGATTACAAATCAGACAATGTAATTGATCAAGACGCTCAATTAACTAGCGCACAAGAAAGCGAAGTTGATACTATGATTCGTGATATAATTAATAATGAGTTGAGCATAGGAGCAGACACCATATAGGTTGACATACTGACTGCAACAATGCAGTTACATAGTATGAAAAATTATCTTGACACACTTAGAACAAAAGCAGAGGCGCATGATGTGTCTCTGCTTGAATCATTCAAACTAGCAAACGTACCAACTTCAACTTACTACCGAGCAGTTAATGGCAAGACAGACTTAAGATATGACACCGCAATAAAAGTGAATCAGGCTATTGAAAACTTTTACACACTTCAAAGAATCCATCACGATACCGCAGCATTACAACGAGCTAATAGAATCCTTGGCCCATGTGCGAAATGAACGTGGCATTAGTCAAGAAAAATTAGCACACAGTATTGGTTGCACAGTATCATTGATTCACAAATGGGAAACGCATAAGCGTATTCCATCAGGGTTTATGTTAATGTGTTGGCTGGATGCTTTAGGATATGAAATCGAAATTAAAAAGCGGGAAAGCTAAGTGTGATAATTGTGAGGACATAACCAAATGGTTTGTAGCTATACTTCGCAACCATCCTACAAGAAATAATAAACACTGGTACATCTGCCTTAACTGTTACGAGCGAGACATATGGCAAACAAAAATAAGTCAAAAGGAACCTACCATGAAAAGTGGTTCATCAAATGGCTTGAAAAGATCGGCATCAACTGTGAACGCCAGCCCCTCTCAGGAGCATTGGGAGGCAAGTATAGAGGCGACATTAAACTCAACCTCATGGGACACGAACTGGTAGGGGAGGTAAAGTATCGTGACCTAAGTAATTTTCCTAGTCCTTTCAGTGTCTTAGACCAGAGAGACATAGCTTTCTACAAAAGAAAGAAGGGCGATCCGCAAGTAGTTGTCATACTAAGCGGAGAAACATTCATCAAACTCATGGAGAACACACATGAACTACACAAGACAGGATCAGATTGAAGAGCAAGCAATAGCCTTCATAACCAAGCACCCAAAAGCGTGGGCTTTATTTGTTAGCTTTACTTTTGAAGCTATTAATAAAGGCTTTGAAACCTACAGTGCTTACGCAATATGTGAGCGCATGCGTTGGGAAATGACATTCTTTAGTGAAGCCCCAACAGAATTTAAACTTAACAATAACTATAGGCCGTACTTTGCCCGATGGTTTATGGCACAGTACCCAGAGCATAAAGGATTCTTTCGTTTGCGTAAACTTATTAGCACAGAAAAAGAACCTTGCACTATGCCCGAACTAACACCAGCAGAATTTCCTTATATCGGATAATGGCGTTTAAACATATGGCTCTTGCCATGAGTAGCAAGGTTGGCGATCCGCTTGCCAAGCTACTCCTTATCGCCCTTGCTGATCGTGCTGACAAAGAAACTAATCAATGTTGGCCTAGCTATGCTCGACTCTGTGCTGATACAGAAATGAGCATGGCAACTGTCACTCGCAAGCTATCATACCTAGAAGAACACAGCTTTATCTACAGACAGAAACGCAAGAATATGTCCACGCTCTATACGCTCAGAGTGAGCACACCCGATGCTCACGTAGAGCGTAGGGATACTCACACAGAGCATAGCAGTACGCTCCCTGTGAGCATAGAACCTATCAATGATAACCTACCAATAGAACCTACCAATAGAATTATAGTTATGAATGAGTTTAACTTTGATGACTTCTGGCATGTCTATCCACGTAAGATCGCTAAGAACGCAGCGCGTAGAGCATATGACTCTGCGCTAAAGAAAGTTACTGCCGATGAAATACTCTCAGCGGTAAAAATTTTTAGTGCCAATTCTCGCAGCACTGAAAAGCAATACATTCCGCATCCTTCTACATGGCTTAATGGTGAGCGATGGTTAGATGATGTGGCTGATGAAACATGGGGGAACCTCAATGAACTATAACCAACGCATTGCTCACATCAAACAGTGGTTTAAATCTTCTGTGCTTACTAGGTTCACACCGCCAAATGGTGTGGACCCACTCATTGTTGCCGTTGATACTATCGAAGCTATCAATGCTAACATTCCTGCCGATGCAGACCAACGCCTTGTTGACCATTACTTAGAGTCAATCATCAAAGAAACTACACGCAATGCCAAGTCTCGCACGCTGCCTGTCATTGAGAAGTTTACAGCTGCTGCCAAGGGCGTGTCTCACAGAGCCTCAGACGTACTTGTTATTGACGGGCCAGCTACTCGGGTAGACAGAGAGTACATTGTTACAGAAGGCCGTGTGAAGCGAGGAGAAGCTATCTGTGACAGCTACCTGTCTGGTCACAAGCGACAAACTTTGCTCATGACTACCTCAGTAGAGCAAAAAGATTTAGATAAATATCTTGCACCCGCTGCACGTATGCAGTACAACAAAGAAAGGGAGAACAACACATGATACGCACAGGATTTATAGGTGGCTCAGATTGCGTCAAGATTATGCAAGGCAACTGGCATGAGCTTTGGCAAATAAAAACAGGTCAAGTCGAATCACCTGACTTATCAGATAATATAGCAGTACAACTAGGCACATATACAGAGCAGTTTAACTTAGAATGGTTTGAAAAAGAGCATGATGTTCGGCTAGGCAATCATCAGTTAGAAGTAGAAGAAGAAATGTATCACACTGATGGGTCTATACCCATCAAAGGCACAATAGATGCAATGATAAAAGGCAAAAATCCCTGTATAATAGAAGCAAAGCACACCAATGCGTTCAATAGTATGGAAGGTATCATAGAATATTATATGCCGCAGATACAATGCTACCTGTGGTTAATGAGAAGCAGTATAAAATATGCAGATGTATCAGGCTGTTACCTGTCAGTTTTGTTTGGCAATAGCAAATGGGAGTCTGCATTTGTATCCGCAGATAAAGAGTATCAAAATTCAATGTGGAAAGTGGTCGCAAAGTTCTGGCACCATGTTACTAGCGGACAAGAGCCGGATCATATTGTACCCAACCAAGCCCCATCGCACGATAAAATTGCAGTGGATGGAATGGTACGCAGGGATGCCAGCAAAGAAAATGGATTCGTTAGTGCAGCGTATGACTATCTTAAATTCAAAGACGAAGCCAAGCTATTTGAGAGTAGTAAAAAAGACCTGAAAGCAATGGTAAAAGCAGACGAGCGAGAAGTTTACAGTGACGTTATATCTATCAAAAGAAGTAAGAACGGCGCACTTAGAATTGTAGAGACAAAGCAATGACAGACATACCTTTGCCAAGATATAAATATAATAAATGGAAAACTTTGCTTTTAACAATGAGCATAGGCGATAGCCATGTATGCAAAAACGGAACAGAAAAAGAAGGCATGAAGCGAGCAGCTAAAAGATTAGGTTATAAAGTAATTAGCAGAAAGCTAGATGACCTACCAAGAATGGAAGCCAGCTATGAGGTTTGGCGAACAGTCTAATTGTGGGGGGCAACGGCTCCCCACATGACACCAATAAAGGAGAACACCAGTGTCAAACAATTTAGATTTATGGAACGCAGTCGAAGCGTCCGACCCTAAGTACCTAAAGAAAGTCAGCTTTGGGTCACGATCATTCACTGCGATTGATCCAATGTATCAAGTGCGTTGTGCTACAGAACAGTTCGGCCCTGTCGGAGACGGGTGGGGATGGCACAACGAAACCCAAGTAGTTAATGTTAGCAATGGAGACAGTGCAGTTCTTGCCCATGTTTCTATCTGGCATGGCTCACCAGCAAATGTCTTTGGCCCCTTCACAGGATGCCGTAAGTTCTTTGATTCTGCTAAGGGAAGAATGGCAGAAGATGCTCCAAAGATGGCTATTACTGATGGCTTAACCAAAGCGTTATCGCACCTTGGCTTTAATGCTGA